GAAGTAGAATTGTTCGAGTGCTATATTCGTACCGACTTTGATGGTGATGGGATTGCAGAACTCCGCAAGGTAGTCTATGCAGGCGATCAGATTATTGACAACGAGGAAATAGATCATATTCCCTTTGCAAGCATCTGCCCTATTCCTATGCCACACAAGTTCTTTGGTCAGAGTTTAGCCGACAGAGCAATGGACATACAGCTTATCAAGTCTACGATTACTCGTCAGATCCTAGATAACCTGTACCTTACCAATATGCCTAGGGTTACAGCCTTAGATGGACAAGTAAACCTAGATGACCTATTAACCTCTGCACCTGGCGGTGTAGTGCGGATTAAGTCTCAGGGTGCGGTACAGCCATTATCTGTGCCAGCAACAGCATCACAGTCGTTCCCAATGCTCGATTACATGGATCAGGTATTGCAGAAGCGTTCAGGTGTTACGCAGACCAGTCAGGGATTAGATCCTAACATTCTACAAAACACCACAGCCACAGCGATTGCAGCAATGCAACAAGCAGGCTCTGGTCGCATAGAGATGATTGCTAGAATCTTTGCCGATACAGGTGTAAAAGCCTTATTTGCAGGCATATTCCACTTGATCCTAAAGTATCAGGACAAGCCAAGGGTCATTCGTTTACGAGGCAAGTATGTCTCTATCGACCCAAGAGAGTGGAAGAACAACTACGATGTAACAGTCAATGTTGGTCTAGGCACAGGCAACCAAGATCAGAAGATGGCTATGGCAGCAATGGTGATGCAGAAACAAGAGCAGATTCTACAGACTCAAGGCTTTGCTAATCCGTTAGTAAGTGTAGGTCAGTATCGCAACACACTCGGTAAGTTTATTGAGGCAGCAGGGTACAAAGACTCAATGGAGTTCTTTAAAGAGATTCCACCAGAACTAGACCAACAACTATCTCAGCCACAGCCACAACAGCAACAGCCTAATCCTGCGTTAGACATGATGATGCAACAGGCACAGGCACAGATTGAAACAGACCGAGCCAAGGCAATCAACGATATTGAAATTGCTAAAGCAAAGGCAGCAGCATCTATCCAGTTAGAACGAGAGAAGGCAGCAGCTAATCTAGAACTCAAGACAGCAGAGTTCCAAGCAGAGGCTCAGTTAAAAGCAGCACAAGTAGGAGCTAAACTTACAGGGGATGTCAGGATACCTGGATGAACCAAGTAGATAGAGCTAAAACACTTTTAGGTGATGAGTTTTTCCAAGAGCTATTACAGGCTCAGAAAGACTCATTCAAGTCGTATATCTTTAGTTCTGCCGAGCATGATGTAGAAGGCAGAGAAAGAGCCTTAGTCAAACTAAAGGCACTAGAGGAATTTGAAGCATCTATTCAATCAATCGCACACAATGGCGAAATTGAAAAGAAGCGAATAAAGGTTTTTTAATCAACCATAGAGGTCGAAAATGAGTGAAAACACCAACCCACAAGGGAGTGTAGACAATTCTGTATCAGGTGCAGCTAATGCATTTATGTCTTTTCTTGAACCACAAGCGGAGGAGGCGCAAGCCCAACCAGAACCTAGTGAGGCAGAGTATTCTGCCGAGTCCGAGGAGCAAGATGTAAGTGCAGAAGAAGCTGAAAGCCAAGAAGAAGAAGTAGAGGAACTCCCCAAATACCGAGTTAAAGTCTCTGGTGAAGAAGTGGAAGTTAGCCTTGATGAGCTTTTGAATGGTTACAGTAGGACTGCCGATTATCAGAAGAAAACTCAATCTTTAGCGGAACAACGAAAGGCTGTAGAGGCTGATCGAGTAAAGATTGATGAAGCAGCAAAGACTAGAGAAACATATGCCCAACGACTCCAAGTCATTGAACAATTGTTACAGCAACAGGATCAAGGTCAAGACTTAGCATCACTCAAGTCAGAAGATCCGATTGCTTACGCAGTTGCAATGGGAGAGAAGATGGAACGAGATAAGCAGTTGCAAGCGGTGCAGATTGAAAGACAGCGAGTTCAACAAGAACAGCAGTCTCATCAACAAGCCCAGTTGCAAAAGCATATCCAAGCAGAGCAGGCAAAACTTGTAGAGGCTATCCCAGAGTTTAAGGATGATGTGAAAGCCGAAGTAATCCGTAGAGACATACGCAATTATGCTAAAGCTCAAGGATTCTCAGACCAAGAGTTGTCTCAGGTTTACGATAGTCGCGCTGTACTAGCCCTCTATAAAGCAGCACAGTACGATAAGTTAATGGCAAACAAAGGTGTTACTTCTAAGAAGGTAGCCAATGCGCCTAAGACGATTCGACCAGGAACATCTAATCCGCAGAGTTCCGAGAATGAGACAGTAAAAAAAGATAGAGCAGCATTACGCCAATCTGGCAATAAAAAGGATGCAGCTCGTTTATTTGAACGATTTTTATAAAGGAATTTAATCATGGCAGCATATGATCGCTACACCGCTATTGGTGCGCGTGAGGACTTAACAGATGTTATTTATGACATCAGCCCTACCGACACCCCAATCATGTCATCCATTGGCAAAACCAAAGCAACATCGGTTACGCATGAATGGCAAACAGATAGTCTCGCAGCAGCTACCACCGCCAACGCATTAGTTGAAGGTGCATCCGCTACTGAAGGCACTATTTCCCCAACAACCCGTCTCGCAAACTTAACACAGATCGTAGGTAAGACTGTTATGGTTTCTGGTACTCTCTTGTCTTCTGACCTTGCTGGTCGTAAGTCTGAGATGGCTTACCAGTTGGCTAAAGCATCTGCTGAGATCAAGCGCGACATCGAAACCATCATCACAGCAAACCAAGGTCAAGCAGCAGGTACTTCTGGTACAACTGGTCGTAAGATGGGTTCTTTGCTTTCGTACATTAAGAGCAATACATCGGTTAATGGCACATCCGTAACTGGTGTAGACCCAACAACTCTTGGTGTCTCTACTCGTACAGATGGATCAACTCGTACCTTTACCGAGACTTTGTTGAAGACTGTTATCGCTAAAGTATTCGCAAGCGGTGGCACACCATCAGCATTGTTTGTAAGCCCAACACAGAAGCAAGTTGTTTCTGGTTTTACAGGTTTGGCTGCACAGCGTTACCAAGTGCCTACAAGTGGTCAGGCAACCATCCTAGCTGGTGCTGATTTATATCAGTCCGACTTTGGTGTATTGCAGATCGTTCCTAACCGCTTTATGCGTACCCGTGATGCGTTGATCCTTGACCCAGAATATGCAGCATTAGCATATCTGCGCCCATTCCAGACCAACGACATTGCTAAAGTAGGCGATGCTGAGAAGAAACAAATCTTGGCAGAACTCACACTTGAAGTTCGCAATGAAGCTGCTCATGGCGGTGTATTTGACTTATCTTGATAAATAATAGATAAGTTGTAGAATAGGGGGTGGGCAAAACCTGCCCCCTTTCTAGGAGTCTTTATGTCAGAACTCGGCAAACGAGGTAACTTAGGTGTAGTAAACGGAGTAATAAAAACAGCCTACGCAGATGGCGAAGGCGGTCTTATTATCAAGACAGAAACAGAATTAGACGATTTTATTGACCATACAAAGGCACAATACAATCAGCGTAGTGAAAAGACAGGATGGGGAGATACCCCATACGACCCAAAGAATAAAATAGCATCATTACCTTTAGAGATTATTGAGACTCTAAATGTAATGGGAATTATGCGAGGCTATCATATTACTGACCAAAAAGCCCTCAAGAAGTGGCTAAATAACCCTGATAACAAGGTATTTAGAACTAGAGGGGGTCAGGTATGAGGATTGCTATATTAATACCAGCAAGAGGTCAGATGGAGGTATCTACTGCTTTCGATATGATGGCAATGCTTACCTACACAGTTAAGACAACGAATTACGAAATAGACTTATTTACCGCACAAGGTACTCTAATATTCGATCAGAGAAATAGCCTGGTGCAAAGTGCAATAGATATAAAAGCAGACTATATGCTTTTTATAGATGCAGACATGAGGTTTCCAAAAAACACCTTAAAGATATTGTTATCTCATAAAAAAGACATCATTGGAGTAAATGCGACAACTAGAGCAGAACCTGTATCACCGACTGCTAGGAACATAAAGATCCATGAAGATGGATCAGTTACATTTTTGCCTGTTTACTCGAATGTCAGAGAAGGAATAGAAAAAGTAGATGGTATTGGCTGTGGAATTATGCTGATAAAGACAAGCATATTTGAGAAGTTAGAAAAGCCATACTTTTACTTTGAGCAGCTAAAGAACAATAAATTGCTTGGCGAGGACATTTACTTTTGCATTAAGGCAAAGGATGCGGGAGTTGATACTTGGGTAGATCACGATCTATCTAAACAGATAAAGCATATTGGGCAGTATGTCTATGGATGGCATAACATCGAACTACCAAAAGATTAGGAAATCATGGCTTACACAAACTTTACCGATCTGAAAGCATCGGTGGCTAACTACTTAGGTCGCACAGACTTAACATCGGTTATCCCCGACTTTATTAGCTTTGCAGAGCTACGCATGGCAAGAGACCTACGCACTCGGCAGATGTTAAAGTCAGCTAACGCACTAACAGTAAGTGGTGATGGCAAAGTAGCACTACCTACAGACTTCTTAGAGATTCGTGATTTGCACATCCAAGGCAACCCAAGATACCCTATTACCTATATGTCTCCTAGTACATTTACTAGAGATGCACCAGCAGATGAGAATGGTAAACCAATTTATTACACAATCCTGGCAAGCGAGTTTGAGTTAGCACCAAAGCCAGACACAGCATATACATTGGAGATCCTCTATTATGCTAAACCTACTGTACTGTCTAATAGTAATGCAAGCAATGTATTTCTTGCTAATTATCCAGATGCTCTCCTCTATGCCTCTCTTTTAGAAGCAGAGCCATATCTTATTAACGATGCAAGAAGTCAGACATGGGCAACCCTGTACGACAGAGCAATTCAAAATATCTCTAATGCTGACCAAAATGGTGAGTATTCGGGCGTTCCATTACAAATGCGAGTAACCTCACGATAAGGAAATACCATGGCTGAAATGTCAAACTATTTAGAAGATGCACTAGTCAATGCAACTTTACGAGCAACAACCTTTACCTCTCCTGCTACAGTTTATGTTGGTCTTTATACTACAGACCCAACAGATGCTAATACAGGCACAGAGTGTACTGGTGGTGCTTATGCTCGTAAATCTGCTA